CCGATCGCCGTGTCAACGTCGAACTCGCCTTTGAAACCGGCGAGAACCTCTTGCAAATCAACGAGCGAGCCTGCAACCGCTTCAAGAGTCGCGATGAACTTTGGGCGCTGCTTGTGCTCCGTTGTGATAAGCCGAAGATATTGAGATTCGGTTGTCATGTGATTATCGTGATGTCCGCGAGATCCGCTTCGGCAACCTCGTTGAATGCGAGAACGATGTTTGCTGTTCCAAAGGCTCCGGCGTTTTTCTTGATGCGGATCAGCGTGATGTCGAATGTGTCGCCCGCCGCTGTGCCGGGCAAGTTCGCAGGCACATAAAGCTTCGTGATCAACACATCGCTGCCGATTTTCAGCGCATTCAAATAATCAATCACAGCCTGCTTGATGAGCGTTTCGAAGCCGGTTGTGAATCCCGTCAGCGCGTCGATCGTGATCTCAACGCCGATAGTCGCTAGTGTTGGGCGGAAGAAGTTGATTGTGTTGATGAGCCCATACTTGTCCACCGTGTCGACGGAAGTCGTTCCATAAGTCTTCGTGCCTGGCGTCTTCTTCAATGCGATGGTGTCGCCGATCTCTTGCGCCAATCCGCCTTCAACGACAATTGCGATGCTGTGCGCTGGAAGGCCGTCTGCGTCTGGCACATCGTCGTCGTTTTCATAGCCCTTGAACCTCGTCACGCCCGCGAGCGAAGCGACCGCGCCAACGATTCCTTCAAGAACGGAAAGCGATGGAAGAGCTGTAGAGATTTCTTGGCGCAGGCGCAATTGAGCGTCCGTCTCAACAGGCTCTCCCTCTGTTGCGGCAAGAACATTGGTTACTGTTTGCCAGCCAAGCGTTGGTGTCGAGATTTTTTCGATCGTTCCTGCTGCAGCGGAAATAGCTCCAACATCTACAGCCGTAGCGGTGACGACGATCTCACCAGAACCAGGGATGACGACAGTCGCAGGCAAATTCCACTTCTGCGACAAAACATCCTCGACCTGTCCGTTGACGATCTCAGTTCCTTCCTGACCAACGATGGTCAAGTCGGCCGTCGAGAAAGTCGGAACACGACGACGAATTCCGTTGAGCTTCACATTGCGAGACAGCGCGTCTGCCAGCGCGGTGACAGGAGAGAAGCTGTTGTACACGCTTGCGGCCAGCGCCAAGGTCTCGTGGATCGACAAAGCAACAACAGCCAGCCACTGGCCGTCCTGAGAGTCTGCCTCCAGGTATACGTCAACGCCATAGATGGTTCTGTACTCGTCCTGCAACGCGGCCAGGACAGTCGGGTAGTCCGAGTAATGAAAACCCGTCGCGTCGATGTAGGCCAGTTCTGCGATCATTAGAGTATTTCGTTGAGTTTGGTTTGGCCGTAAATTGTGTCAATTGTCGCCGATACAGCATACGAGCGCAAGTCAGGATTCAGCGAAGAGCTGAACTCAACGATGGCCGTGACACCCTGTGTGTTCAGGGTCCTATCGCGCATCGTCAAATCGGCCGTTGCTTGGCTCGTCTTGCCAAGAACGCCAGCCTGGTACGGGGTGCCTTCGGTCGTGTCCAAAAACCACTCTCCTGCCCATAGGCGCAGCCGGGTGAGCACTGCTTGGCCGACGGCCTCTGGGGTGTCTTTGTGAAAGTCCAAGTTTCCGTTGCCGAACTTGAAGTCGCCGTCAGCATCGAGTGCGCGATATTTCATGCTGGTGTTCCTGTGTTGCTTGGGCCTGCTGTGACGCCAGGATGAACGTGAGTGCTGCCAACATTAGACCCGTTATTCGTGAGAGCGCCAGTCACCGAAGTTGCTCCTGTCAAGCTCGTCGTTCCTGTGCGCGTCAAATTCCCCTCATGGGTGATGTTGCCCTTGACTTGAATGCCGGCAGCGGTGAGCTTTATGTAAACAGACCTATCCAGGTTCCGCAGCTCCACCCCATCGCTCTGCACGGCGGGCAGTTTTTTGGCCTGGCTGGTCGGAGCTAGAACGGCGAAGCCATCGCTCAGGTCGTGCATACGCGCCTCGACAGGCTCTCCGACGCCGCCGCTTTGCCACCAACTGTCGATCGCCCTGCTGCTGAAAACGACCAACACCTCGTCGCCCGGCCCGAGAGGAAGCGTGAGCGCGAATGCCCCCGCGCGCGGAAAGCAGATCGGAACGTTGATCAGCAGCGGCAAGTTGACGGACGTCTCGTTGTTTTGTTCGTCCAGCAGGACACCCTTGATCGCGGGCTGAACAACGCAGGTCTGAGCGTCCAGATCAGCGCTGACAACGACGCCTGGCAGCGCAGTCCACATTTTCGCTTGCAAGCCTTCCAGCGCCTGCAGTTGCGCTTCCTCCGGGTCATTGAGCATCTCGTCGCGGTTCATCGCTTCACCTTCTTCCCGGCAGGCGCGCTGGCGTCAACGTCCAGGCACAAGATCTTCGCGAACCATTCATTACCACGTGTGTCGCCAACGTACTCAACCTTGAGCAACCTGTACTGCCCGTCTGCGGCAATCTTGGCAGGCTCCTTGTCTTTCTTTTCTGCCTTCTCGAGCGATTTGAGCTTGATGGAGGCAACGTCTTTTTCATTGATGATGACGCGCGCGCCGATCTTGAGCAATGGGTTGAGCAGAGCTTCAGCCTTGATGCCGTCAACGGTCTGCTCAGGCGTCCCGATCAATCCGGTTTTGCTGTTGAGCACGACTGCCTGTCCTGGCAACAAACCTGTCAACGGCAGGAACTGCATCTTGCCGTCTTGTATGGACCACGTTGTGTCAGTTGACTGCGCACTGCGTCGCAAAACGTCACGCCTCATCCCATACATCACTTTCCCTCTCGGCAACCTTTCGCCGCCAAGGTCGGGTATATAGCCGGGTTGCCCGATCATCGCCGCGTTGACGATGTCGTTTTGGCTCGCGCCTGCCTCCAAGGTCTTGTTGATCGTTCCGAAGGCGTAGCCCGCGTCGCCGTCGCCAGCAGCAATTTCCACAAAAGTGTCTACGCCGTTCTCTTTGCCTGTGCGGACGTCCTTGATGTTGCCGCGAAAGATGACGCCATAATTTTCTTCATAGCCAGCTTGAATGATGATGTCGACAAACTCTTTCTTGATGCGCGCAACGGTCTCCGGAGCCACGCCGTAGATCGTGACGCGCGCGGTGTTTGGCGTTTGCGCATCCTCTTTCTTGATGTAAAACTTGATGCGTAGGCGCGACATGTCCAGACCTTGACCAGAAGAGTCAGCAAGCAGCACGTCGCAGCGTCTTAGGTACTGATTCATTCTGTTGTCACCAACCAGACGTTGGATTCCGTGCCGAGGTTTTCCAGCGTTGGCAGAGCGCTGTCATCACCGTCCGTGAAAACAATCAACGAGCCTGGCAATGCAAGGTGCGCAAATTGCTGAAACAAGTCCGTGCCCGTGACCAGAGGAAGGTTCATGATCAGCGGCAGCTCGTCGGCGTCGTAGATGTCGATGAACCAACCGCCTTCCTCCATCGGGTTCCAGCGGTTGACAAGGTAATACAAGACCGCGCCAAGTTCAATGCTGAACTTTTGCGGGATGTTTGCGAACGGAATTTGGAATAGAGCCATTTAACGTCGAGCCGATGCAAGGATGGATTGTTGGCGTTTGGGCTTGTTTTCAACCGCCTTGGCAGACTTGCTTCCGGCATTTTGCGTTGACCCTGTGCGATCCGGACTAGCTTGCTTCGCGCGCGGTGGAACTGTCGTGACTTCGACCTGAACGATGATGATCTCTTCAAGAGTGAACGTGATGGAGAGAATATTTTCGCTCTCTGCATCCGTCGTCTGCGCCAAGCCTTTCATCAGCATATTTTTGTAGATGCGCTTGCCTGTCACAACATCGAACGGCAAGCGAGTGGCCTGAAGCTCCAGCAGCAAACGATAAGTCTCTTGCAGAGGCCTTTCGTCGTCGCCGAAAACAGCCTTGATCGTTACGCTGCTGGGTTTGACGTAGGCGTTGTCGGAGACGGTTGCGCCTTCCTGAACCGGGTGCTTTGTGATCTCCAACTCGTCAGTTGCATTTTCGTCGATCACGCACATCGTTGTGAACGATCCGACGCGCCGCTGAGGCCGCACGACGACTGGTTGAGGTGTTTGGGTGAACATCAACGAGCCCTTGGAGCGAGGTTGCGGGTCATGTCAGCGTTGACGCGGCCTTGCTCGCCCGCGACCGCGCGGCCTGTGGCGGCAGGATCACTCGCGCCCTGAACTATGATGTCTGTCTTTTGTGTGACGCTTTGGTTCGTGCCTCCGAGGCTCGCGGCAGCAGCAGGTGAAGGTGTCAGCATTGTTGCGTCACTGGTCGTTCCCTTGAGGATTGCGGGCATGATCCCTCCGATCGAAGCGACAAGGCCAATCGCCCGACTGATTGCGTCGATCACGCCCATCACGACCTCCTTGATCGCGAACCAAGCGCCGGAAAAATCTCCACTGAGCAACTTGACAACAAAATCGATGTATGCAAAAATGGTTGTAAACAAAGCAGTGGCCAATGCGTGCAACTCGCTGATCGCGTTCATCGCCAGGTCAATGCCCGGCTTCCACTTGTCCCAGTTGATCAAGGTCTCGCCACCCTGCGTCCAAACATAAAAGTCGTCTGCCAACAGCGCAATGGCCGCTGCCAGGGCAACAACTTGTCCGATCGGGGTCGCGAAGAATGCGAGATTGAATGCGCGCCAAGCCAACACGGCCAGTCCGATTTTGACGACCCAACCATCCATGTAATCGTTGAGCTTGCTGATCATCTCAATCACACCATACACAACATTGAATATGCGCGCGCCGACCGTGACAAATATCTTGCCAACGTACAAGATCTCCTCGATCACCTTGGTGATTGCAGAGATGATCTGCGGCATGTTCGAAACGATCAGCTTGCGCAACCGCTCTGTGCTCGCCGCCATGCTGTTGAAGAGCTTCGAGGCGACCGTCTTGCCGATCAAGCCCATGGCCGTTTGCAGCTTGCCCAGCTCGTCGCGGTAATTGTCGGCGTCCTTCACGGCTTGATTAGCGCTGAAGCCGGACGCCTTGACCATCTCGTTGTACTCAGTGGTGAGCCCTGCCATGTCCTCCGTCATCATCTTGATGAGGGTAGGGTCAAGGCCCAGGCGACTCAGAATGGCTTGCTGCTGGCCCAGGGCCATGCCCTTGATTTTCTGGCGAATCTCGTCCATCAGCACGGCGGTGTCTTTCAGTTCGCCGTTGGAGTCCTTAACATCGATTCCGATCTCCTCGAACACCTTCTTCGCGCGGCCCATGCCAATCGCGGCCAGGCCTGCATTGGTCGTCAGTGCCGTCAGAGACGCCGTGAGCGCGCCCATGTCTGAGCCCGTCTGCTCAGCTTGGTAGCCCATGCGGAAAATGTCCTCTGCCGCGACCTTGGTGCGCTCAGAAACATCATTGATCTTTTCTAGCTCTTCGGCGTAGCGGTTGACGTTGAGCAGCTCAGTGACCGCAGCAGCGACTTGCTTGGCAGCATCAGCAGCAAGTTGCCCAAGCGCCACAACGGCGACGCCGGACTTCATGATCCCTGTGTTGAATTTGCCGAGGCTTTTCTCGTCGACCTGGAAGCCAAGCCCGACGAGAAACTCCTTGATCGTTTCTGTGCTCACTTATTGGCCTCCTGAAACCTGCGCTCATTTTCATCCTGACAATCGATCGCATCGTTCATCAGGGCCACATCGGCCAACGACAAGGTGCCGTCGATCAGGCTCTCATACCTGCACCAACCCCTGCCGACAGGCCGAAGCATCCAACCCTCCCCACCGGGCAGGCCGACCCACTGGATCGGCTTTTTGCTTTCTACTTCGCGCCGGTTGAAGGTTGGGGAAGCGCGCTCAAAAAATCCTGGAAGTTGAATTGTCCTGCCTTGAAGGCAATCTTGATCAGGTCCGGCATTGTGATGTCTTGAAACATCAGTGACGAGCCTTTCACGACTGGTGCCCATCCGAGGCCGTTGGGTTGCTCCTGCTTGACGACGGAGAGCAGGCTATACAAGACAAACTCTGCGTCCTCGTCCTTGAGCTTGGAGAGCGCGTCTGCCAGGCCGGGCAGCACAGAGGACACCTCCTTCTGCAAGAAGGAGTTCATGTCCTTCATGGCCACACCAGCAGGCAGAAGCCCTGCGATTATAGGCGCCATCCTGCGGACAATGTGGAACTGCTTCATCGCGTCCAGCTTGTCCGCAGAGTATGTTTTGCCAGAGACTTGAAAGGTCAGCATCGCTTAGATCTCCGGGGTTCCAACGCCCAGAACGGTGGTGCTGTCGATCGCGTCGAACTGCCACTCGTTCATGCCGGCCTCGATCTGGAACTCCAGATTTGGCGGGCGCTTGAAGGCGACCTTCTCGAGCGTGATCGCATCCCCGCGCGCGATGTCGCGGACAGAGATGGTGTTTTTGCCGTGGGTGACGCTGGACATGGTCTGGTAGTTGTACATGTTCATCAACAGCGCGTTGATCGGCGAGGTCTTGAGCAGTCGGACCGTGACGGTCTTGGCGTTGTCGGCGCGCAGCGAGTGCTGGCCGGAGCCGTCTGCGCCGTTGATCATCGTGTTCTTGTCGTTCACCGACTCGATCGTGATGCCCTCTTCTGCCACGCCCGCGCCCGCGCCCAGGTTGATTGAACCGCCAGGACCGTTCATCGCAGCGACGACGTCCAGAAAGCTGTAAGTGCTCATGATGTGTTTGCCTTTCGAGGTTTAGCGGTTGACGTCGACGATGGCGTCGATTTCGTGGATTGCGCCAGCGAGCTTGAGCGCAATTTGCATCGGAGGAGCGACGCGCGTTTCGCGGATGGCTTGGTTCTGCAGAGCCATCGGAGGAGCGTAGATGTAGTAGCCCTTGGGCAGCGTGTCACCGCGCTCCAGTTGGCCAAAGCCGTCAGCATTCCACTGGCCTGGCGCGACAAAGCCGTTGTTCACAGCCTCGTTGCAGACGCCAGCAGCGGTGGTGATGATCTGATTCATGCCAGGGTCGGTCTGCGGGATCTTGGTCTTGCTTTGGTACAGCAAGTTGTATTCCGCATTTTGCAGCGCGTCCTTGAACCAGTCCAGGCCGTGGATCTCGTCGAAGTAGGCGTCGCCACACATCGTTCCGTACTGATAGATGGCCGTGTCGTTCTCGTACTCGGCATACACATTGACCCGCTTGTCCTTCAAGGTCATGGCTTGCGTTTCCGAAAGCAACTCGGCGACGATTCCGGGCATCTGCTTGTACATCAGCGTGATGGTGGAACGGTTGGCGTTGAAGTTGACCGAGAATGCACGCCCGAATGCGGCCGCAATCGCCACCGGGTTCGGCGAATACGTGGCAGTCGTGCGACGACGGTTGAGCGCCTTCAGTTGCGATCCCAGATCGTTGGTCACCACGGCGTCGAGCACGGAAGTGTTGGTGATCGTCACGCCGTAGATCCTGGAAAGGCTCAGCCCCTCGATCAACTCGGCCACGGCCAGATGCTGGTTGTCGGTGATCTCGGCAGAGAACATGCTTCCGTACCATGCGCCGCTGATGTTGGCCAGAGCCAAAACAGCGTCTACAGGCTCTTCAGCGTCAGCGCCGGGCACCGGAGCATTGGCCAAGCCGTTGGTGAGCTTGAACATCTCGGCGATTGGCTGGCCAACGCTGTGGTTGCTGCCGTAGCTGACAGAAGAGATCTCGGTGCCACCGGTCAGCGTTGCGCCGGAGACGGTGATCGATGTGCTGACTTCGGTCAGGGTGAATGCGTTGCCTGCTGCTCCAACGTTGTCATGGGTGATGGTTGTGACGAGGCCAACCGTGGAATAACTTGCAGCGGCAATGTTGGCGTTCGCAGACGCAGCCAGGAAGGCTTGCAGGTTGGCGGCTGTGATGGCCGAAGTCGCACCAATCAGCACCTGATTGCCGACCGGGTTGGCAGCGACAAAGGTCACCACGGTGCCGTTGACGGTCACGGTGTCTGCGGCTGCAGGGTTGCCTGTCAGCGTGATGTTGCCGGTTGCCTTGGTGCCCGCGCCCGCGCTGGTGCTGGTGATCTTGAAGCGCTCGCCGTCCCACACACAGATGGCGGACCCGGCCAGAGCCGCATTGACGACGGTTGCAACAGCATTCAGGTTCGGTGCCGCGCTGAAGTTCAGGCCGGTGAGCGTTTCCAAAACGCCGTCAACCGTCACGAGCATGGAGCCTGCCGTGATCAGGTTGAAGCCGTTGATGGCTTGTTGAGCAGCACTCAAGATGCCGCCTTTGACAAAACCGGAAGCGTCATCTTCCAGCCACCGACCAATCATGAGCTTGTCAGGCCGTGGGGTCTGGCCGAAGTACAGAGCCGCAGCTTTGTATTCTTCGGAGGCCAGGCCGAAGTCTGTAGCCACGGCGTCGAGCGTCGTGTACGAGCGAATGCGTTCAGACCCGTCAATGACGGAGCTGTTGCCGATCACGAGCAACGTGCCGAAGCCCCGACGCGCTGCTGCGAGAGGCTGGAGGTTGATGCTGACGCGAACAAGGCGACCGACAGGGAGTGCTTGGGCCATGGTGTTTCCTTCAGGAGTGTGTGACCTCGAATGGCAAGGTCAAGGTTTCGGTGATTATCGCGCCAATCGCGCCAGTGAAGCAAAGAATTTCATAAACCTTCCCTGTTTCACGATTGATCGTGAGCGTCAGGTCACACCGGTCATACCACCGGTCGTTGTGCAATTCTGGCAAGGTTGTCAGTTTGCTGTTGCCCTTGAATCCCATGGAGGCGATCAGCAAAGGCTCGCGGTTTTGAGATACCTGCATTCCGTCACGCAACACTTCTGCATAGGCTTCGCCAGCAGGACCGTAGAATGAACACAAAACGTCAACAGCCTCATGCCGCACGACGCGCGCGGAAAGCTCGTCCGGAGCAACATATGCGCTGGCGTCTGGTGAGCGCGTTTCGATCCCGAAGGCGCACCAGTTGATGTCTATGCCGGGCATCGGAGGAGGGTCTTTTTGGTGGCGCGGGCGCACCATGTCGCCTGGCAGGCCTGTGATCCCCTTGATCAAGCCTTGAAAGAACCTCCGCAGTGCCACGCTGTCTGGCAGCGGTGTGGTTAGGTAGCCACCAGTGGCGCTTGTGGTCATTGGCTGACCCCTTCGTAGGTCGCGAGCGCTTGCGTGAAGCCTTGGCCCCAATTGCCCCAATACTGCACAGGCATCAACGACCAGCGCCCGCCTTGCCACGTGATCATGTCGGCGTAGCCACCGGGCGACTCAGCTTGCAATACGGTACGGGTCCATATCCGGATCATCCGTGTCAGCTTTGCCTCGTCTGGCAAGCGCTCCAGCATGTCGCCGGGTCCGGCCTGGATGATGGCTGTGATCGGGGTCACGACTTCTGTCAGAACATTCTCGCCGAAGCCATTGACAACAGAGGAGCGCCGAATGAGCGTGACCGGATCCGGGCTGACAAAGTCCGGGTCATCCATGAGCTCAGAAACATCAACTGTCATTTGTCGCGCACCACGTAGTTGATGGCGTTCAGGTATTGGCCTGTCTCGATCAGCGCCTTGGTGCCCTTGAAGCCTTTGCGAGCGCGCGCCTTGACGGTGCCGGGCGCGAGCGCTTGGAAACCTTCTTGCGAGACGACCTTCCTGCGGACCGACATCATTGCCGTCATGCCCGCGCGCTCGAGACGCGCGTCCGCTGCGCCGGGCAGCTTCATCGCAGACTTGGCCGACAGGCGCATGTCCTTGATGATGGCGGGCATCGCCGCTTCAACACCGGGAACAAGATGAGGCCGGGCAGGGATGTTGTTGACAGGAGAGCCATTCTCTGCAATGTATCCGATCTGGGCATTGTTGATTGGCCCGGACCGGTTGGCCTTCTCGCCAGGAATGCCGACGTACACTCGCTTGCTGGCCAACGCTTCGATGTTGGCGAGAAGGTTCTTTGTGTTGTCCTTGGTGATCTTGACTTTCACAGCTGCACCGCGCCAGCGCCGTATCTCCGCATCATGGCGGACAACAGCACGCCGTAGCGGGTGCCGGAGTAGGCCATGCCGGTGACGCTGTCCAAAAACTTTGTGTCGTAACTGATGGCAACATCGCCAACTTTTTTGGAGGTCACCGCGCCTCCACCGGTGCCGGGGTTCGACCCTATGGTGTTGAGCTTCGCCGTTGCCAGGTAGTGGGCGGTGAGAAGCTCAACAGCGTAAGGACGCGAATCGCCGAAGCGTGTCGCGCTGATCTCTAGTTCAGCGAGCGCCGCCCAGAAGTTCACCAGCGTGTCCGGGTAGACCGTGACGCTTGCGAACTCTGGGAAGTGCAGCCTGAAGGCCGCGAGATCGAATGCCACTCACTGCCTACTTTTTGGAGGCAACTTTGGCAGCGGCCTTGGCAGCGGCCTTTGCGGCTTTGTCAGAAGCAGCCTTGTCGGCCTTTTCCTTCGCGGCTTTGTCGGCAGCAAGCTTGTCAGCAGCAGCTTTGTCCTTCTTGGCCTGAGCAGCATCGGCCTTTTCCTTGGCCTCTTTTTCTGCAGCAGCTTTTTCCGCCTTCTGCTCTTCTGTCAACTCGGTGTTGAGCTGGTTGGTCTTGCTCGCGGCCTTGACAGCGGACACACCATCAGCGGCCTGCGCAGCAGCAACGCGACCATTGAACTCACCGACCATCGCGCCACGCTCGACGGGCAGCTTGCTCAGCCACTGCTCTTCGCTCATGCCGGAGGCCTTGAACGCTGCCTGCTCTTCAGGCTGAACCTTGTCACCAGCGGACTCGGGCGCTTGGCCTTCGCCCACGATGACGAGCAGGCCTTCCTTGGCCAGGGCTTCTGCGTACTCGCTTTTTTCGAGAGCAGCAGACGGAACACTGTGGTACACACCGTCGCGATTCGGTCCGCCCACCGAGGAGTAGCCGACTCCGGCCAACTCGGTGGACTGAACAAAGCGGACCTGGAGGAATTTCTTGGACATAACTTTCTCCTGGAGTTTCGGGGTCGTCGGTGCTTAGAAGCCGTCCGCGTAGCGGAGGGTCTCAGGCTTGACGATCTCGACGGTGCCGACGCGGCAGTAGTAGACCACTCGCTGATACAGGTCTTTGTACTGCATCGGGGTGGACTGCATGGACGACAGCGGCAGGCGCTGGTAGTCGCGACGCTTGGTGTACGCGATCATGCGGTCGGTCGCGCCAACACCGGCACCAGCCAGCTCGCGCATGGGCACCAGCTCCAGAGGGACGCCGTTGGTGGTCATGGCGATGCTGTTTTCGGCCAGGTACTTGGCGATGGACATCGAGCCATTCACGATCTTGCGCGAAACGAGATACGCGAACTTGGCCGGTGGCAGACCCAGACGACGCGGCATCGAGGTGTAGCCGGTCTGCGCCCACGTTGCGGTCAGCAGCGTGTTCAGATCCTGCAGGATCTCGTCGTCGGTCTTGTTGATCCACAGACGGCTCGTGGCGCCAGCATTCAGC